ATTACCAGCCTTATCGGCTTCTAGTTTCCACATTCTGTCGTCTTGGTAGGATTTTTTGCCACCGCCAGATTCGGGGTTAGCAATTTTTTCGAATTCGGAAGTGATTTTACCGAAATCTGTGTTACGCATTTTGCGAAGTGCTTGAATGTCCATCGTATTTCCTTTGTATAAATGTATTAATATGTTTTTGTATTAGTATTATCGTCTTCATCGTATGTTTCAAAATCATAATCTAAGTCTTGCTCATCATAATATTCTTCAACATAACTATTTAGTACTTTCATACCTTTACCTTTTTGGTTCTTGGAATGTTTAGTTTTTTTAAACTTACCAGTAACCTCTACTTCATCTTCGAAGTGAAGATCTATCTTGCGATTCATATCAGTGCAACTCTAAAATTTCCTGTTTAAAATTCTCATAGACACGCAAGAGTCGTTCGGTATTAAACTTCACGAAACCCTTACATTTATCTATTCTACGGCATTCTTCTCCCAAAAGCAAATTTAATTGCGAAGGTATTCTTGCAATGTAATTCGTATAAGAATCTAAAATTACCATAGTTTCTATTGTGATATAACCACCGAGATATAATTTAAATAACTCAGGGAAATCACTACCACTCTTTTCATATAGATGATTCTCAGATAAACCCTCTTTCTCTAGATGCAAGCAGATTGCATGTAAGTCGTTTTCAAAAACTTGTGACATACTTTCTTTTCGTTTATTCCAAGTACTTAAATTACGCTCACCCTCTCCTGGGTCATAGACAACTTCATTATTTCCGTAAGCAAAATTAGCAACAAAATATTGAATCACATCCCTTTCGGTTGGAAACTTTCTTGCCAATTTTTCAAAGATAAACCTATCATTACGATTATAAAAAGTGTCTCGAGCACCTTTTACATGACCACGATTGTTAAACACATTATACGCATTCGTAGTAAAGTGTAACTTCACAGCCATATAAAGTTTCCATACCTTATATCCGTCCACGATTTAATTTCCTACAATCAGTTCTCACTTCAATTGGGAAATCTGGAGAGATTTCCGCCAATCTACAATCATAAACTACTACGCCATGTTTAGGGATTGCTAAGAACATAGTTCCCCAAACCAGCGTAAAAGCAAAAATAACAGCAAGCGTCAATTTCAAATTAAACATCAAGTTGTGCCGTTTTCGGTAGGTGTCCACTCTGTTGAAAATCCATCTTCATTTTTTCTTTGAGGGACTTGTTAATCAAAGATTTAATTTCTTCAGGGTCAATGAAGTTTTCCTTACAATATTCCAAGATAGCATCGACATGGGTACACTTCTTGTCTCTTGCCAATTGTTCTATATAAAGAGAAAACGACTTTGAATCTTCAAATACTTTTAAGTTTGTTGATGTAGGCATTTGCTGTTGTGATTACCTCGTTTAGTTCGCTATACTCTCGCGATTTTGATTTATAGAGTTTCCAAACTGGGGTATCAGTTTCTTCAGGATTCATTTTTCGGTCAAACATATCAAGATACTTGTCAAACCAACGATCCATTACTTTTCGTTGCTTAATCAAAGAAAGATGAATTTTCTCTAATGCTACGATATCTCTATCCATTGCGCAAAGGGAAAACTTCTCTTGATACTCATATTTACTCAACTCCATCACAGGCTCCTTTTCTATAGTCCTAAGACTATTATACCCTATTTACGAATTAATGTCAAGCATTATTTTCGACCTGTAGGAGAGTCTCCATGCTTGGTTGCAGCGTATAGCATACACATAGTGCCTTGAGAGTCGTAGGCGCATTTAATTGCAACTGGGTCAACACCCTTTACAATACCATTTTCAATATTTGCAGACATGAGTCGGTCTTTTTGCAAATTATAGTATGCAATAGAACTAATCGCTGTCATCAAAACCACAGTCGTACAAATTACAAATAAGTTTCTTTCAGTCATAATAAAACATCCTTTTATTTTGTTAATAAGATCCATCATCGATAACTATCCTTACTGTTAGTGGACCAACAGTGGCACAAATTACATGCCTTGCTGGATCCATATCATCTGGACCACGCACATCAAAATCAATTCTCCAGTGATATGGGTTTACCGCAAGCGAAATCCAAACACCTGAATATTTTAACCAATTCATTTTAAATCCTTTACTAAGTCGCATAGTCCAAGTTTCTGTGCTTCCTGAGCAGATAACCAAATATCCTGCGGAGGAAGAAGTGTTTCTCTAATTTTTGGTTCAGTTAAACCTGTCACTTTTTTATAGTGAGCAATCATTCGTTTTGTTGTCAAATCGAATTCTTTAACTGTCGCAAATAACTCATGCTCTTTGCCAAACGCACCCCAAGAATATTGGTGCGATAAAATTGAAGTGTTCGGTGTAAGAATTCGTTGTCCTTTAGTTCCTGAAGCAAAGATCAATAGACCTGCCGAAGAAACCTGCCCCAAACCGATTGTTCGAATTGGAATAGAAGAACCACGCATCGTGTCAATAACTGCGAACGCAGCATTCAAATCGCCACCTGGAGAGCAGATAATTAAATTTAACAACTCTGGTGTTTCAGCAGTGAAGTTTGATTCAAGTATCCATTCTACCAATGGTTTTACCGAAGAAAGGGAAACTTCTTCCATAAGAAGAAAGAATCCGTGAGTAGATTTATCACCCTCTTTGAGAAAATCTAAATTCAATTTTTGCATCATACTATTTGCCATCAATTACTCCATTAGGGTTTATAAAAAATATGTCTACCAATCGTTACTGTTTTCTCTAATTTCCATCTAGGATTAACATAATCCGCATGATAAAATAAAGCACCTTGAGTGTTATCTATCATATTACCATAGTTCATGTAAACATAAACTGCCACATCTTGCGCTTCTTTATAGACTTCTTTTTGTCTATCATTAAAATAATTAGTTTTATATAGCGATGTCATTTGCAATTTAGCATTACACCACCAAGAGAACTGACAAGTGTTTTGAGTTTTTTGTTTCACAACACTGCAAACAGAATCTTCAAATCCTTTATTAACTCTGTTCATTGTAACCAGCCCTACCGCAATCTTTCCATCTTTTGGTTCATAGGCTGATTCAAAATATATGTTGTCTGCCAAGCATTCGACTTCTTTTTTAGCCGATGGGGTCAGATCTGAATAATCAATTCCACTTAACGGAATTACATTTTTACCATTTAAAGCAATCACTGGAGCAATAATAATCAAACTTAGTATAGTTAATGTCGTATATAATATTTTCTTATGCATTACATCTCCTTAATGTGCAGAAGAAAGGTGTGCGAACACACCTTCCAATCCCATTTATCAGGTGGACTTTTTCGTAGTCTTAGTATCTAGGGGAATATTTGAAACAAAACCATTTAGGGTTTGAGCCTTTGCAATGATTTCAGTTTCTGATGGATAAGCTGGAAATCCTGGATGAACAGGCAACTCCCCACCATTGATTTTAGCAACTTCTAGTTGAGCATGCCAACTATTGCTAATTACTTCACGCTTACCGTAGTATTCATCGTTAAGCATGTCTTTCGCCATTTTTAAAAGTTCAAGGCGAATCTCGAACGGAGTCATGTTACTCATATTAATTCCTTTGTGTGTTAATGAGTTGTGTGTAATGACAGTTTTTTATATGGTTACTGCCACCATATCCCATCCCTGGGACATAATATTATTTAGGTGCTTCTGCTTTTTTCTTTGGAGTTGGTTTAGGACTCTTTGGAGCAGCAGGACAATTACCTTTCTTGTCCTTTGTTACACAGTTCGTTTCTTCTTTCTTTGCTGGTTCAGCAGCAAAAGTTGAGAAAGAAAATGCTAAAGCAGTAAGTAAGATAATTGTCTTCATAGTAATTCCTTAGAATGAATATTTCAAGCCAGCAATAACAGTACTACCATCTAAAGAACTAACTTTAGATTGTCCTGCTTGATAACGATAATCAGCAGTGAGAGCAACTTGTTTGCTTAATGGATAAGAAACACCAGCACCAACTAATGCAGCATAGCCATCAGTTGTATTCTTTTGATCCAAGTAAGCAACTCCACCTTTAACTGCGATGGTCGCTGCACCAACTGTTGCAACATCATACGAACCAACTAAAGTGTACTTGTTCATGTCAGTTCCAGTTTTGTATTGATCAAATCCAGCAGTGATGCCTACTTTATCAAACTTCTGTCCAACAGTAATACCTACACCAGTACGATCTGTATTGGCAGTATCGCGACTTGCGTTGATACCTAGTTCAACTGCTTGAACACCCATAGATGCCAATAATGCTGCGATTAAAATAACTTTTTTCATTTAATTCCCTTTTTAAAAAATATGGTAACTTATTCTGTTACGAGGAAAGTTACCGAAACCCTAGTCAGCGATTAAGCTGCCAATGCGAACTGTGAGTCGTTTGCGTTTACTTTTGTTTAGTTTTAACATCTACTCTGATGGGTTGTCCACTTCTATACTTGTTACCCTGTCGAAACCTAGTCACCCCCATCAGAAGCACACCCATTAGAGCCCATAAAATGGTTTCTTTCATCTAACACATGCACTTCTGGTGGAGGTGGGGAGAATCGAACTCCCGTCCAGAATACTTTTCTAGTTGCTTCACACAACCATTCACCTATTATACATTATATATTTATTATAGTCAAATTAAATACCTTTTAATTGCAAATATTCTTTGCGAAGATCTTTAAAATGTCCAATCCATTCATTCCTACGCTCTTCAAACACTTGTGGGGTATAATTATCAACCCCAACTATAATTACAAGTCTATTAACAGGAATTCCTGTCAACTCCTCAAACATAACTGCATATGCAGAAGTCTGCATAAAGTAACCATGAATCCAATCACGATTTTTAAGTTTAGATGATGTTTTAAAATCAATGATAGATAACCTACCTTTATACTCAGCAATACAGTCAACAGTTCCTGCAACTTGTAGATGGTGAGAATAAAGCGGACTCTCTAACGCATGTATATTATCTATATTATTTAATTCTGGGACGAGACTTTTAAATAGGTGCGAATCAAAGAAATCTGGTTGAGTAGGTTCTCCACGCAAATAGGATTCGCAGAGGGAGTGAATTTTGGTTCCTCTTGATGCTGCTCTGGTGGAGATTTTGTTTGCTTCTTCTTCTCCGACTCTTTTTCGCCAATCAAGGATTCCCTGTTTTGAGTGCAATCCAGTAACTGTGGTAACGGAGGGATAGGATTTACCCGAAGGTGTGCGGTATAACCTGCCTTCGGGACTATCGATACGCTCCAGTTTCGCAAATTCATGATCAATAAATGTTTTCATTATGTAAGTAAATTAATGCATTCCTCATAGTGTTTAATACGATCTTCAAGACCAATGTATCCACCATTAATCTTTTTAGTCATTAACTTAATATCACCATTGTCAGCTTGAACATTTAACTTGTTCGCATTCCAAAACCAAATTGCTGACATAAGAGCAAAGTCGCGATCAGCAGTTACCCAGTCAGGATTATCAACAACATTCTGCCAGTCATCAAACATCTCTTGAGCAAATTTAGTATAGTTCGCACGACCAGTCAACTGAATTGGTCCACGACCACGATATCTATATCCATCACCAGATTCTGGACCACCATTACCCATGCGATTAGCATAGATCTTATTAGCAATCATTTCTGGATGACGAGCATAAGGTGTTGCAGATTCAATAGTAGGGAAATACTTCTTGAAAATACTGTTTAATCCTTGTGCGGAATAGTTTAGGTTTTCTTCAAACACAGTCCAACCACCAGACTCATGCCCACACTGAGCAAGAAATGCTGCGACACGATGTGGTGTATTAATATCGTAAGTTGGAAACACATTATTCATTGCCTCAGCCCAGCCATCTGGATCTTGCGCTCTTGGAAATAAGTGTTTAAATTGATCTCCTGTAATCATTTTCTGTCCTCGTAATCTTCGTATTTTAATTTAGCCAAGATATAATCTTTGACTAACGATGAGCGAACAATATCATTTACAGTAAATTCAATTCGAGTAAATGCCGACATATGTTGGGCAATATCAAAGAATTTAAGAATACCAGTAACATCGTTCTTTCTTTTATTTAGATCAGTTTGGCGATAGTCTCCACACCAAATAATCTTAGACATATGACCAACACGAGTCATAACTGTGTCAATTTCTTCATATGTCAAATTCTGCATCTCGTCAACAATAATAATAGCATTGTCGAAAGACATACCACGGATGAAGGATGTAGAAATAAATTGAATATAACCTTGTTCTTCCAAACGATCCCAAGCATCCTTGCGGTCAAATAACTGATGACAAATCTGACGATAAGGTTGTTCGTAGATTTCCATTTTCTCACCAACATCTCCTGGAAGATGACCAATCTCTCTAGATTGAACTGCTGAACGAACAACAATAATCTTATTGAATGGATTTGATTTATCAAGCACTTCTTCTATTGCTTTATAAAGTGCGATAAAAGTTTTACCTGTTCCTGCTACACCATGAAGTGCTACAAAATAATCACCACGCTTATACGCATCATAAAATAACTTTTGATTTTCAGTTAATGGTTGAAAAGTTTTTAAATTATCTAATCTTACTTTTAACTGATTGCTTGCTATTGGCTTTGACTCACGAATTTCATTATTATCTTTTTCTACTACTGAAAGTGGCGATTTACGAGCCATTTAAATTCCTTAAATTTGTGAAGATGTTTTATCGAAATCTGCGTAGGTAGTTTTCTCTTTAATTTTTTGTAGCACCTCCTTGAATCCTGAATCTTTTTTACGGACACCTAGTCGGACAGGATCACCCATAGGAATAGGGGTGTCGTGGTATCTTTCGTGGGTTGGATTTGTTTCTTTGTACTGATCGTACTCTGAAATTTTCATAATAACATCAAAAATCTCGTCAGTTTCCGTATTACGGAATCTATATGTTGGCATCGTAAAACTCCTTATAATTCTATTTATGAAACCCAAGATGGGGTTTCACGATTTTTCCAAGAGAACATGCGAGTTTTGTCGCCAAGGTAGTAGTTTTTGTAAGACTGGATAGAATCTCCAGCAACTTTGTAGTGGTCAGGCATGGCTGGAGTTGGTTCAGTCCAGTTTCCTTCAGGTAAATTCTTAGGAAAGTTATTTTTGAGGATCTGCATCAAACCAATCGATTCAACTTTATGAATTTTCCCATAACGATAGGAATACTCTTTACAGAGTTCTTCAAGCATTTCTGCTAGCCACATATAATTAGCAGCAGATTGTCTTACCCAAATAGCAGAGGGATGATTAATATGAGTAGCACTGTACAGTAAATGCTCACGATCGTCTTCGATAATGTATTGCTTCCGTTTGCGACCAGACTGAGATAAACCAGTAACAAGAATGCCGTCAAGATAGCGGTGGGCAGTAGAAAGTAATTGTGCATATTCTAAAATCATCTTTACGCAATGTTTGTCGACATGCATTTTAGCGCATGCCGACGGATCGTTATGTAAGTAAAAAATATTCATGATAAAAGTTTTATCGTTGAATCCAGTAATCGAATCGTTTCAGAAGAAGTAGTGTGTAAAATACCATGACCACCTGCTTCAACAAACGGACTAATACATCCAACAGAATCATCAATCAAAATTGAAGTAGGTGTTGCCCACTTCGCTTTTTCATCTTTACTTCTAGAAAAGTTTGCTCGGTAAGGAATGTTTTTCTCATTCAACCATTTAAGTTTCTGTGATTTCGCAGCCTCACCTTGTTCAGTTCGAAAAGTTCCCATTGATGTAAGAATCTCAATGTTGATTCCTTTCAGTTTTGCAACATGGTTCAGCAATTCTTGAGTGTCACACATAAAGTCTAACTTCTCAAAAATACGATGTTCCATAACAGCTGATTGAAATTTCTTTCGATCTTCTTTCAATGGGTCATATTTGGTGTATTCCTTGTTGAAATCAGCAAGGACACCATCCATATCTAAGTATAATGTAATCATAATATAATTATACCCTAACATTGAATTAATGTCAAGACTTTTTAATAAATTTGCTCAAATCAGGTTGAGTCCAGCCCTCTGGCTTCAAAATCTTACCATCTTCGCGACGAGTAACCTTACGAGTAGTAGGGTCAACTTTTGCCATATTGCTTCGAAGAACTTCATCCCACGCTTTTTGTACATCATAACCCTTCATGTGACAGAATCCAAGCGTAACCCAAATTAAGTCCATACAACCATCAAGCATTTCTACTTCATCACGATTCCAATGAGCATCAATAAACTCTTTGAATTCTTCTTCCATCAAAGACTTATATAATGCAGCATTTTCAGGCGATGCTTTTTGATCGCATGCTTGTTGAAACATTAATACATCAAGTGGCATTCCCATTATTTGTTCCTTTCGGTGTCAAAGAAAAACTCTGAATGACTGATATCATCTTGTGGTGTTTCCCACTCTGGTACTCGCCACTCAGGTGCTTCACCATAATTTTCATCAGGAACATAATCTAGCGTTCCTTCTGGGAAATAACCTACTCCACGAATAAACAGATCAGTATTCTGAAGTACATCAGATATACCATCAGCTTCAAATTCATAGGTAACTTTAGATTCAACTTTACCAGTGTACCAATTTGTATGTTCAGCAATTAGTGTAAATTTTGGCATATTAAAAACCTCTTCCTTCGCCTTCTTTTGTGAAAAATGCTCTTACCTTTTGTTCTTCAGTCCAACCATTAGTATAGTCATTATCTTCGTCGCATAATTTTAATGCGTCATCATGAGAAATTACACGATGAGAAACAATTGTCTCACCAATATCTAACTGTGAAAACTCTTTAGCGTCTTGACAAGTTACATCATCAAGCGCATATTCAGGATGGTCAGCTGGTGCTTGAACCATGTAACGCATACGATACTGTTGAACACACTCAACAAGAACCCAAACTTTATCTGATTTACTCAAAGTCCAACTCCCATCTCCATTATCTTTCCAATTAAGATCATCACCGATTTTCCAACCAGTGCCTTCAAGAATTTCGTCATTCAATTCAATAAAGAACTCTCCATCTTCATTTTCTTGAACTTCCAATGTATACTTACTCATAATTAATCTCCAACCAATTTGTTTCTTCAGGTAGAATCTCAATTTTTCCACCTACTTTATAAAGTCTATCACTCATATTTTGAAGAATTCCAGTACCAAATCCACTGGCACCATATAATCCTTTATTACATTCATAAACTGAACCACTGGATCCTTCAAAGAAGAAGCAATCTTCTTTTTCGGTTACCTTAGTAATACCTGAATTTAATTTCCAAGAATCGCCTTCAAGATAACCACCATACCAACAAGCAAAAACTTTATAGACAGGTGGTGTATCTTTTCCAGTAATTTTGACAACCATCCATTTGTCAGGATTGTAATCACTCATACTTCAACTACCTTTAACTCAAAACGATCAGCACGATCTTCGTAGTTGATGTAACCACGAGGATTACAAACAACACGACATTGTTTAATCATGTAGTCAAAATCTTCATGAGTATGACCATGAGTCCACAATTTAATTCCTGGACGATCCATGATAAACTGATCCAACTGAGAATTATACGCACCATTCATCAATTGATCATGTTTATAACGAGGATGCTCAGAACCTTTGCTTGGAGCATGATGAGTACAAACTACAACAGTCATCCAAGGTGGAGTCTCAGCGTAGGTGTCCTCAATAACTTTAAGCATTGCCTTGTGGTCTTCAACAACATGACGAGGTGAAAGAGTTGCTGGACGAATTTTAAACTTTGTAGTTTTATCGCCATTATCGTTCTCACCCCAAACTCTGTAGTTGACCATTTCATTACTGTTCTCACAGATTTGAAAGTCATTCATGCGACGAGCAACATGATTCATGGTCATCTCATTTTCGCCATTCATGTCAGTCCAAAGAGTTCCACCAATAAAACGATAGTCGCCATGATCCCATACTTCTTTGTCCAAAACATGAATGTTCGGAAGGTAAGCAAGATTTTCTTTTAGAATACCCAGAGATTTTGCATAATCACCATGGTAGTGTTCATGATTGCCAGCGATATAAACAATATCATTAAACCGACTGCTACAAAGGCTGAAAAACTCGTGATAACGATTAGACTTAGCAGAGCCAACAAGGGTATCCCCAGTATTGGGAAGCAAATCACAAGCAGTGCAAATATCGCCAGATAGAATAAGGACTTCGGCATTTTGTGTGTTCTCAAGGTTAAGTTGTCCAAACTCTAAGTGGACATCGGAGCAAATAGCAATTTTCATAGTAATTTCCTAACTTCATAACTCAATTATACTTGATATTTGAATTAATGTCAAGTTATTTAAATGGGACTCCACCAACCCAAGCTACAAGACTGTAGCGAGTTCCTGCAGTTACAGGTTTGACACGATGCATAACATAACTAGGAAAGAAGAAAACAGAACCACGAGTTTTTTCCATGTTAAGTTCATCTCTGCCACCAGTCCAAATTTGCAACTCTCCGCCAGTGTATTGAGCTGGATCAGTCAGCTGAACAACCATCGAAAGTTTACGAACAGTTCCATAGAGAATTTTATCAATATGAAAGTCGTATTTACCACCAGGAGGTTTATACTCAGTAAACTGCATGTTTTCCGTAAATCCAAACAAATCGAAATTGAAAAATTTAGAATTTACTTCTTGAACAACTCCAGCCAATTTATCATATGCCCAACCCATATCATCTTGAGAACCGAGCCATGTAATATTACTATCACGAATAGTTGTGTCAACAACCCCATTACCATTACCACCAATTAAAGCTGGTTTAATGATTTTATTCAATCCAATCTGAATAATTTTATCACATTCTTCAGGCGTAAAAACATTATTGGCATATGCCCAGTTTTCAACATTATCAGGTTTAAAAGCCCATAGAGCTGAGCCAGTTGGTGTTTTATCCATGTAACATCCTTAGTAGTCCAATCATATCAATAGTAGTTAGTAACAGGTAGTTAGCCAGCATCCCAAAAGATTTCCGAGTATAAGCGCACCAAGCATAGATTGCACAACCAGTAATCCACACAGGATAAAGAGCAAGCAACGGAGGATTGGGTACTGTGATTGCCATTGTAAGAGAGCAAAAAATGCTAATAGCCCAAGCAAGCAACTCGAGAACGAAACGAAAACGATTTGAAGTCCAGTCATCTTTTATCCATTTTAGTGTAGGTCCAAAAATATCTAACATATATTATCCAAAATTAAATGCCATTGAAATTCTTTCATCATCTTCATCTTCAGTCAAATTTTGTTCAACATGATGAGACAAGTAAGACGGAAATACAACAGTATTAATAACTGTCGGATCTATGTAGTAAGCCGACCAATTTCTATCATTTTGTACTCCTGGAAGCACAAACTTAGAATTATCAGGTCGTTCAAACACAATATTTCCACTATTTTTTGGAACTTTAAAGTATACAGCTCCAGAGAAGAATGAAAATTGATGTGTATGACTTACATTGTAATTATACCTCTTATTTACATTGAACCAAAAATTCAGCAAGTTCACTGGACGATCAATTCCATACACTTCATACAGTTTAACCATCTCATTACCAATTACATCAAAAATTGGGTTTACTACAGCCAGTTCACTACTTAGCGACTCAAACTTATAGGTCGGACTCTGCCATCCACCACGATTGCTAAATTCCAGAGATGGAGTTGAATCCTGTATTTCTTTGATTTTGGAAATTATTGGAGCAGGGTCAAATTCAATGTTCGTTGAAAATATAGATGTTCTAAAGGGAACATGTTCTTCAAATAACATTAGCGACCTCGACCAGTTGTCCTACGCACTTTTTTCTGTAGATTCTGAACAGCGGTCTTTACCAACTTCTTAGCCATCTTCACATTACCAAATTTAACAGTCATTTCCTTCACTGCTTTCTTCTTTTCAGCTTTCAATGCCCTTGCTTCCTTTAGTCTAGTAAGAGAGTCCTTAAACTCACCCTCGACTTCGCTGGATTTTTCTAAATCTGGATTTTTATCAGTTTCATTTGTCATTTCTTTTTCCTTTGTAGACACCCGACATCCTATTATACCATAAATCGGTCTTGCAAGTCAAGTTTATTTTTCCGACTTCTTGTAAGGGTTTTGTGGATCGCGAATTAGTACCACTGGAGTGACTTTTTCTACTAAAATGGTGTTTTCCGAGTTGATTTTCGTGTTGTAAGTCGTTGTACAGCCAAAAAGTACTACAAGAAGCATAAAAATCATAAAATATCGTATCAAAACCACTTTCCACCTCCGTAAACACCGAATTTTCGCATGAAGCAAGTAAAAATGAGACCAAAAACGATCTCAAAAGTAAATAACCCCACTATGATATATAGAGCAATCATTACTCGCCACCATAGTAGTCAATAATGAGGGATAGTGCTCTAATAAGTTTACCATTATTCACTACATCATCGGGATGTAACCAATAACCATCAGGATTCAGTTCATCCTTGGGATTTTCAGCCCACGCATCTAATTCTGACTGTAGATAACGCTTGGCATCAATCAAATTTGCCCGAGTAAGTCCGTCTGCCACCTCATGAGGAATGACTAAACCTCCAGAGGGATATAAGTGTTCGTTCTCAGTTTTAACTAATTTGTTCATGATAGTAAATCCACAATCGCTTTTATAGTGTTAATGTCAATATGCAGCTTAGATGCTATCTCAGCCACATCCCAATGCCGTTCCAGTAGTTCTTTCACAGCCATAACCAAATCATGTCGTGTATACATAGTGTAGTCCTTTTAGTAATTATACACTAATAACGCTTTAAAGTCAAGTAAGCTGACAGGGTTTGCAGGTAAATTTTTGCAGGGCGATTTTTGAGACGGATTCGTTTGAAATCGGCTGAGGTATGCAGTTGTATCTTGGAGATGTTAATTAAAGTTTCCTTTTGACTTGCATCGCCATAAGGTACTTAAAGGGGACCCGATCTCTAAAGCGAAAAGTCCACCCCAGCACAACAATCAATCTTGACTTTAATCTCCGATCCTAGTATAATTACCCCTTGACTTTCACAAATGTTCGGTGTCGCTTGTCGAACTGAATTCTGTTCTTAAACAACTTAACATCACGACCACTCTTGCCATAGGGAATAAACCCATAGAGCCACTGCTTATCAGGACTCAGGATATATGTGCCGTTCTTTATATAAGAATCGTCCCAAACAGTGGTCTCACGAAATACTACCATATCTTTAGTCATAGGTATCCTAGTGTATATAGAGCGAGCCATCAGCGTCGACTCGGTAGTTCAATGGTGTATCCTCAGGCCAATCCTTAGTCTGAAGCAGGACATCTCCCTTGACGACTTGGATATAGGTAGTGTCCTCGGTACATATAACGACCCCTGCATAGACGACCTTTGCCTTGGCGACCTCACGACGAAACTGCTTCACTGACATATAACGACCTTTCTCAACTGGGTATAATACAATTATACCCCGAAATACCTATTAAAGTAAAGGGAAATAATTTGGCAAAAGAGCGAGAAATTACTTGACTTTAATTCGTTTTTAGTGTCTGTCTGGACTGCGAATTTTTGCGGCGAGTTTCTGAATCGCAATAGGATTCTGATTTAGGTCAACGCAAGAGACCGAAATTTGCCGAGTGCGATCACTACTCACAATAGTAGACTTTCAGTTCATTCCCCTGATAATCGGTTATCCTGATTAATCCCTTACCCATGTAGCGGAGAAATTTCTCTATAAACCAACTAGGAATAGCGTGTTTAAATTCTATTCTTGGCGTAGTGCTTATAGCGATTGTTCCCTTATTGCTGTAGGTAATCATTCTGACACCAGCTTTCTCTGAACAATATCATAGGTAACGAAGTCGCTGAATTCATCATCTATGTCTGCATCAGCGACCTCTTCCTCTGAGACATCATAGAAGTCACGGATTATGGCTATTTTCTCAGCCAAAGCCAGTGCGTGTGTTTCATATACACCGACTACCGTAGTTCCGTCATCGGTTTCTTCAGTTAGAACATAGACATATTTCATTTTCCGTCATCCCTTTGCTTTTCTTCTAAGCGATTAATCCTATATTTCAGTTCTTCCACCTGCATTGTGAGGTCTTTGATTGACTTCAGGAGAATTGTTTGTAGGTCAATTTCCACATGACTTTCAGCATGACCCATTGTGAGTTCGTTTGCCATTGCCTTTTTTGATTGGAAACCTGTCATTTCAGCCCCATGAGTCGTAGTCTAAGCAGTTGTCCCAGTGTGGGTTTAATGCCCAGTCGCTTGCGGAACAGTTGTCCCAGTGTTTTCTTTTGTTTCTTCATAGTTTAACCCCAGTCTTTCTTGTCACCAAATCGTTCATTAAATTCATAACCCATTGCATAGGCACGAAGCTGAATCCCATGCATATCTG